AGCTGAAAAATTAACAGCTGGTGCGTCAATATGTATTACATCATTTGCTTCATCTAAATCAACAAAGATTTTACCTCCGCTTGTCTGGATATACATTCTATTAGGCGACAGGGTCGTGCTCATCCAAGAAGCGTCGTCGGATTGAACATATGAAGAAATAAGAGGAAATCCTCCGTTTTTATCAACTGCGATTCCTGAACCATAATTAGGCCCAGCTGGAACACCACCAACATACATAGAGGCCCCTTGTTCTGTTAGTGATATTACCTGACCGAAACTACTCGCTGAAGCACCAACGCTTAATCTTAAACTACTTGTTCCTATAATAGAATATGTTCCAACATTATTACCAGTAGCTAATACTTGAGCTAATGTTTGAGAACCAGCACCACCAGTACCAGCCGGGCCTGTAGCACCATTTACTCCTGATGTACCACTTAATCCACTCGTACCTGATGAACCACTAACTCCTGATGTACCACTTGAACCTGAACTACCTGATGTACCACTTTTACCACTCGTACCTGAACTACCTGATGTTCCGTTAGCACCTGATGTACCTGATGAACCTGAACCACCAGCCGACCAAAATGTATTACCATTAGCGTCAATAGCGAGAACATAACCCGCTGTAGCTCCAGGAGTAAATGATAATTGGTTATCTATTTTTATGTTATATACTGAATAAGTGCTCATTTTATATTTTTATTTTTTTAATTAATTTCTATTATACTATATTTAACATTTGATCCTTCAATATAAACTGAACCAGTACCATATGTATAAGGCCCAGTACCACTCTTCCATGAATATCCATTAGAGGTAAGCTGTAAATCTATCCAATATGTTATACCCGGAGTTAAACTAACCATACTATTTACTATAGTTAATCCAAAATTGTTTCCATATGCCGAGGTTCCAGTCGTATCATCAATTAGATAACTTTGTTGAGTTAATGAATATGTTAATCCATAGGTTATTCCATTTGTTAAAGATGATGTTGTTCCGGCGGCTGGAACGGATCCAGTACCTATGATAAGTTTTATACGACCTCCACCACCATTAGGTCGTTTAGGATTAGATAATGTTGGAATTGAATATAAAATAAAGTTAGTTTGACCTAATGACGAAGCTGAAAATGTTAATCCAAGCCCAGCTAATTTAGGTATTTGTACTGGATCTCCTGAAATATTTGTATATCTATTTGTCTGTATTGTTCTCCAATCGTCAGGATCGCTCGTTCCACCTTGAATAGTCCAGTCGGTATATGTTCCTGTTCCAAATCGGCTACTTACGCTTATAGTAGTTGCTCCTGTTGTTATATTATAAGTCGTAATTGTCGCAGTCATAGCGTATGTAGATGGAGCTGATGTTCTCTTTATATAAATATTATCTCCAATAAGATAAGCGAGCCCGGTACCCATGGTAAGAGTTTTTGTACCAGTAGTTCCAACATTAAGAGATGATGTTGATGTTGATGCTAAAAGATTACCAGCTGAATCGGATCCACCTGATGCTAAATTACTTTCTCCTGACTTAAATGCTTTTGTACCACCAGCCGGGCTCGTACCAGATGTACCTGATGACCCTGTAGCACCAGCTAATCCTGATGTACCTGACGAACCTGAACTACCACTCGTGCCTGAAGATCCTGTAGCACCAGCTAATCCTGATGTACCTGAACTACCTGACGATCCACTTGTACCTGAACTACCTGATGAACCACTTGTACCTGAACTACCTGAAGAACCACTTGTACCTGAACTACCTGACGATCCACTTGTACCAGCTTTACCAGAAGTACCGCTTGAACCTGAACTACCTGATGAACCACTCGTACCTGACGAACCTGAACTACCTGAACTACCTGAACTACCTGAACTACCTGATGAACCACTCGTACCTGAACTACCTGATGAACCACTTGAGCCTGAACTACCTGATGTACCATTACCACCTGTAGCTCCTATAAAGGCACCTATTGTACCTGAAGCTAATTGAGTAGCACTCCAAGTAATAATCTCTGTAAATCCTGTTGATGAATTAGAGTTAATTGTAAATCCTGTTGATGTCTGGTTAGAAATACTCCAGTCGCGAGGAGTTGAACTATTAACATCAACAACATAGTTATTTACAAATGAACCTATAAATGATATGTTATATGATAAAGGAGTTCCAGTCATAGATGCTGACGAGAAAGTACCTGACTGGTACATTAAAGTACCAGCACTAAATATACCATTAGCTCCTGATGTACCTGAACTACCTGAACTACCTGAACTACCTGATGTACCTGAAGAACCACTCGTTCCGCTGTCGGCTGATATAGCTACAAAGAGATCATCATTATTAGTAAATGAAACCGTAGAGTTAATTAAACTAACAGGAACGATCCAGTAATTATTAGCTCCTGAAATTAAAGTAGGAGTAGCATTTACATTCCAGGTCTGGTAGTCAGCCGAGGTAGTTCTATGTTGTATAGTTAAGTTAGTACCTTCTCTAATTAAACCTAAAAATATATCAATATCAATATTATCTTGAGTTAAATGGTTAATATGAATAGCCGTAGCTCCTACTTGAGTAGCGTTATTCCATAAGATATATGAGTTATTTGGATTTCCTGTATATTGAGTAGTTTTAGCCTTATATAAAAAGAAAGATGACGATTGCCCGTTCTGCCCGTTTATACCACTTGTACCTGAAGAACCACTCATACCTGAACTACCTGAAGAACCACTCGTACCTGAACTACCTGAACTACCAGAGGTACCATTTATACCTGATGTGCCTGACGAACCTGAAGAACCACTCGTTCCTGATGAACCTGATATACCACTTGTACCTGATGAACCACTTGTACCTGATGAACCTGAAGAACCACTCGTACCATTTATACCTGATGTACCATTTTGACCTGATGTACCTGAAGAACCTGAACTACCTGATGTACCTGATGAACCTGATATACCACTTGTACCTGATGAACCTGAAGAACCACTCGTACCATTTATACCTGATGTACCATTTTTACCACTCGTACCTGATGAACCTGAAGAACCAGAGGTACCACTCGTACCACTTAATCTATACTCAAAAATAGAGTTTTCTAATACAGCGTTATAACTTGATATAGGAATAATAGGAGTATTACAGAAGGTATATCTAATAGGAACCTTAAAGGTAATTTCAGCTTGCCAACCATTTACATTATCGTCATCCTGTTCTAATACAGGATCCATCGTGATATCTCCATCTAAAGAAAGGTTCATATCCTTATAGAAAGGATGCTGACTTATCTCGGATATCATAGAATCTAAAATAAAATGAGTATTAGATAATATTATATCATAGTTATCGTCGCCCTGGTTTATCTTATCCATACAATATACGGTTAAGGTAAATAGATTTACTCTATATCCATTATCGGATTTAATCGTTTGACTGGTGCCTTGTTCCACCCAGATATACGGAAATAACATAGGTCGTGCTGTTCCTATATTGTAGGTCGGCCCGTAGCCGAAATCCATAACCATCTCATTTCTTAAAGAGAGATCTCTAAATATAGATATTATTTGATTTACCGATAAAGTATTATTCATTATCTTAAAGTATTATTTTTTGCGTTATTTAATTGTTCCATATATTTATCTCTTTCGTGGTAGAAAGAAAGTAAGTTTAAGCATTCAATATAGTTTCTTTCATATACTAAATCGTGTTTAGTTATATCTCCATTACTTAATTTATCTACCATACTAATCCAACTCCATCTATTATCCATACTTATTGAACCTAATTTAACATTATCTACTTTTGTAGTTCTGGAGTAGAGACCTTTGTATTGGTTGTAGATATTCCGCTCCCACTTAAAAAAAAACTTACAGGCCCTAATAAATTAAATACAGGCTGTTTCAAGAATAACTCCTTTCTCCACTCTAAATTAGCGGTACTAAACTTTTCTTGGATCCATTTCTCTTTACCTGTTTCAGCATCTACGATTTTACTACCTGGTCGTAATATAATAGCGAGGATATAAGGTATTATACCGGCTGTTGTATTACTTTCCTGTAATGTTTTAATTGAGATATACTCGCCCATAGTAAGGCTGTTTAGATCGTCAGGAAAAACATATTCAGTTTCTTCAATAGTTAAATGACTTACATTACTCCATACTGGTTCTTCCTGAACGAAGGATATTAATCCTACCAGGTCATTAACCAAATCTAAAGTTAGTTCATCTAACTCTCCATCTTCTACATTACAAAGTACCTCTAATACTTTTAGTAGATATAATTCTGGAATACCAAAGTTAGCTTTCGTTTCTTCTAACTCGGATAACTTAACATAAATGTTAAGATCTACCTCGCTCCAGTTAGTCGGCATTTGATATTCTTTTTCTCTAATCTTAAATTGTTTCATATTCTTTTTCTTTTATTTTAATAATATACTTAACCTATACTTTTTCTAATAACGGATCCTATAAACATTATTATCAGTTCTTTTATTCTTACTTTTCCAATAATGAATAGCATACCTCATAGCATCCATCGCATCGTCATATACTTTAACAGGTTCATCTAATACTATATCTCCATTTACCTTCCATTTATAGGCTGATATCTCTTTTAGTAAGTTAATACTTTCTTTATGAATATAAAGAGCTGACGACTTTACGGAGTCAATACCATCTTTTACATCTTTAATAGCCGATTTAGCATTATATCCTTTTCTTCTTAAATCTTCTATAATTTCAGGTCGTGCGGTATCGCATGCTATTTCTTTTTTCTTTGATATCTCTAACTCATCCATCATTTTAATCAAATCTAATGAGGTTAAACGATCTTTGTATATAATCTCTCTAACATAACAGGTATTCTCTATTACATTAACCTCTATTAAAGCCGTAGGGTGGTTAAAACCAAAATCTAATCCGTAATAAGTTTCTTTTATCTCTGGTAAATGTTCGTAATGCTTATGATGAGTATAAATTGTAGTTTTACCTGTACCTTTTTCGCCTAAAGCATATATCCTATAATAACTTTCGTCATAATGAATAAGGCCTTCTATTTCTTTTACCTGACTTTCTTTTAGAAAAGGATTATCTTTATAGGTAGAGTGGATTAAAATAGCTTCTGGTCGTGATATTAAGTCATATAAGAAATGAAAGTTATCCGAAGGATTAAAGTCAAAGATAATCTTCTCGGTAGTTCTCATATTCAATTGAGTATATTCCTCAAAGTTAATCTCATTACTTTCATTAATCCAAAGTATATCTCTTTTACGACCTCTTAACTTTTGAGAGTTATCAGCACCAAAGAACTCTACTTGAGAACCATTATCAAAATTGTATATCTGTTCTGTTTTATGATGTTTCTTTTCATCATATAATCCTAAATCTTTCATTACATTAAAGAAATCTCTCATTACGGTACCTCTTAATGTAGGAAAGGTTTTTCTAATAATAGAAACCATCTTACCAGGAGTAGTTAAACAATATACTATTAACATTTGAGCTATAGAATAGGTTTTAGATGAACGAGAACCACCTTGGTTTATTAAAAATCTTATATTCGGATCTCTTAAGGCGTCAAAGTTCTTTGAGAAGACGGGCGTATGAGATATACATAGTTCGCTCATATTGTATGATATTTCTTTTTAGCCTCTAAATAGGCTTCTCTCGCTTCTTCTTTATTACGATAATAACCTAATGATATAAACTTTTGATTAGCTCTAATTCTTGATTGATATAGATTTTTACCTTTAATGTAAGAATACCCTTTACCTAACTCTATATTCTGCCCGTTCTTAAGAGGAGTAGAGGCTCTTAAATTAGATATTCTATTATCCATCTTATCTCTATTTATATGGTCTATTACCTCTGGTACCTCTCTATACATAATCCAATAGGCGTATTGGTGGTGGTAGATATTT